TTTTCTTCCCAGAGCGAGCCGTGTCCTGAGAGAAAACCGTCGCGGAGGAGCGAGCCGTCTAACCGGAGAAACCCGAAGTTGCTGAGCGAGCCGTGTCCGGTGAGAAACCCGTCAGTATGGAGCGAGCCGATGAGCGCGAGAAACCCGTCGCTTGCGAGCGAGCCGTCGCACAAGAGAAACCCGTCACGGAAGAGCGAGCCGGTGAGACGGAGAAACCCGTTGAAGAAGAGCGAGTCGAGGCTCGTGAGAAACCCGCTAAGCGCGAGCGAGTCGAGGGGACGGATGAATCCCGACCTATTTGAGCGGAGTCGTGTTTGGCGAGAAACCCGACAACGGCGAGCGAGCTGATGATAGAGAGAAATCCGTTGCGATAGAGCGAGCTGGCGAAGGTGAGAAACCCGAAATGAAAGAGCGAGCCTAACCAATGCCGATATCACCACTCACTGAGCGATAATTGAAACTGATGGCGAAAAAGAAAACAGCCAAGAAAAAAACAACGCCCGAGCTGACGCCGAAACAACGCGTATTCGCCGAAGAATACGTCCTCGACCTGAACGCGGCGCAAGCAGCCGTACGCGCAGGCTACACAAAAGCCCAAGGCGCCCGCCTCATGGGAAAGCCAGCTATACGCCAGCTCGTCGACAAGCTCATGGCGGAGCGGTCGTATGAAACGAAGATCACCCATGACCGGCTGCTGAGGGAGCTAGAGCATGTGGCATACTCGCGCCTCGACGACTACCGCCTTACGAACGATCCTGAAAACCCGATAGTGCCGCGTGAAGGCGTGTCCAGCGAAGCAATGCGCGCTGTCAAGAGCATCAAGATGACGATTCTTACGCGCGACGAAGAGTCTGGTTTCAGCTTGCAGAAAGTCGAATTCACGCTCCACGACAAGATGGACGGTATCAAGACAGGGATGCGCTATCGCGGAATGCTCAACGACAAGCTCACGGTCAATGTCGACGAAGAGCTGAGAAAGGTGATTTCAGAAGCTGCAGACGCATACGACCGCCAACTATCTCGCCTCACTGCCCGCAAGCAAGCGAAATAGAGCGACAGCAAAACTCTCGCCTGCGTTCAAGGCGTTAGCGCTCTATGACTGGAGGCATTGGGCGCGCCCGAAGCAGATCCCCCCATCGGGCGACTGGGTAACGTGGCTACTGCTCTGTGGGCGTGGTTTTGGAAAAACCAGAACCGGCGCAGAGTGGTTTCGCGCTGAAGCTGAAAATACACCGAACGGCACTGGCATTCTGGTGGCGCAAACACCAGGAGACGCAAGAGACGTCATGATCAAGGGTCGCTCCGGGCTTCTGGAAGTTTGCCCGCCTTGGAATTACCCAAAGTACGAGCCGTCGAACCTCACGCTGACATGGCCGAACGGATACGTTGCGCACATTCGTTCAGCCCACAATCCGGAGAAGGTTCGCGGGCTCGGGGGCGACTTCGCGTGGGTTGACGAGCTTGCAGCATGGCCAGCGATGAAGGGGCGCGAGACTTGGGACAACCTGGTGATGGGGATGCGCGAAGGGGTAAATCCACAAGTGTGCGTCACGACGACGCCAAAGCCTATCCCGCTCATCCGCGAGTTGATCGAAGACAAGTACACAGTCATTACAGAGGGCTCGAGCTACGAGAACCGCGACAACCTCGCCCCCAAATACTTCGATAAGATTCTCGCGAAATACGAGGGCACGAACCTCGGGCTACAGGAAATCTATGGGAAGCTCCTCGACCAAATGGAGGGTGCGCTGTGGACGCACTCCCTGATCGAAAAGTATCGCGTCAAAGAAGCGCCACCACTCGTGCGTGCTGTGGTCGGCGTCGACCCGACTGGCGGTGTAGCAGAGACAGGCATCATCGGCGCCGGACTCGCGGCTAACGGCCATGTCTACATCATATGCGACGTATCATCTAAGGGCTCTCCGGGAGAATGGGGACGTGCGGTGGTCGAAGACGCGTACAATAGGTTTGAGATGGACATGGTGGTCGGAGAGAAGAACTACGGCGGCACGATGGTGAAGCACACGATCGAGATCGCCGCTCGGGAGCTCGGGATACCCGTGCGCTACAAGGATGTTCACGCAACACGCGGAAAGATCGTGCGCGCTGAGCCTGTCGTTGCGCTCTGTGAGCAAGGTCGCGTACACCACGTCGGTACATTCCCACAGCTCGAAGGCGAGCAGACGATGTGGCGCCAAGGCGAGAAGAGCCCGAACCGCATCGATGCGTACGTGTGGGCAGTCAGCGAGCTAGCCGTTGATGCTCTGAAGCCGGTCCAGCGGGTCGAGCTCGACTGGGGATAAAGGAGACGGTATGAAGCTACCCTCATCTCTCAAGATCGCAGGCTATGAATACAGCGTCGTCTACGAGGTGCATCGCTCTCGCGATCGAGGCTCGAACAACCCCGCGTCGTGCAACTCCAAAGCGCAGACAATCTGGATAGACACCGACCAGCACCGAGAAAGCCAAGAGTCGTCGTTGATCCACGAGGTACTGGAGGCGCTCGACTATCACTACGAGCTCGGATTGAGCCACCAAACGATAGCGACGTTGGAAACTGGTTTATATCAGGTACTGAGAGACAATGGAGAACATCCGGGCGCGAAGGAGAAGGCGTAGCCATGCCGGTCAACACACCATCGAAGGAATACGTCGCTACAGCTCCGAAATGGAAGCGAGCTCGCGACACCCATGACGGCTCTGACGCCGTCAAGGCAGCGGGGACGGAATATCTCCCTTTGCTAGGTAGCCACACGAGCAGCGGCGACCCGGAGTATGCCGCCTACAAGGCGCGCGCCGTGTTCTTCAACGGCATGGCCCGTACTGTCGACGCCCTGAGCGGGGGTATCTTTCAGAAGGCGCCAGAGATTCGAGCGCCCGAGATGGTGCTCGAACAGTTGGCCGATGCCACGCTCAAAGACGAGGCTGTAGAACTGTTCGCGCTTTTCGTTGCACGCGAAGTGCTGATCACAGGACGTCGCGGAATCCTCATTGACCTAGCCGACGACCCACGGGACGAACAGGCCCGCCCCATTTGGTTAGGGTATGCGGCAGAGGACATCTTCTCGTATAAGACCAGCAGGGCAGGTGGCGATGAGATCCTCACTCGTGTCGTGCTGAGAGAGCGGGTTGTTGTCGGGGACACCGAAGACAAAGATGGGTTCGCCGTCAAGGAAGTCGAGCAATACCGTGTGCTCGAGCTCCGTAATGATGTCTACGTGCAGAATGTGTGGAGGGTCGATAAGACAGGGAAATGGGTACGCGGTCCAGATATCGTTCCTAGCAGGAGAGAAAGCCCACTGAACTTTATTCCATTCACCTTTCTCGGGCCGACAACAATATCGCCCCGTATCGCAAAGCCGCCGCTCCTGGATCTCGTCGACGTGAACATCTCTCACTATCAAACCCTGGCCGATCTAGAGCACGGCCGACATTTTGTAGCCCTGCCCACACCTGTCGTGTCGGGCGCTCAAAAGCCGGAAGGAAAGCTGACCATTGGGAGCGAAGCCGCATGGTTTCTCCCCGAGGGCGGCCAAGCTTGGATGTTGGAATTCACGGGGCAAGGGCTCGGCGCTCTCGAGAGGGCCGATGAACAGAAACGCCACATGATGGCAGTACTTGGCTCGAGGATGATGGAGGAACAGCCGCAGACCTCCCAATCGGAGACAGCATTCGCCATCAACATGCGTCACGCCGGCGAGCAGGCAACGCTCAGAACACTCGCCCAGGCGCTCCAGACGGGACTTACCCTCGCGCTTCAGTGGCATACATGGTGGGTTGGCAATGCTGAGACAGCCGGCGAAACCGATGCGATGTTCGTACTCAACAAGGACTTCTCTTCGGCGCGCATGACGCCGGAGGAACTGCGCGCCCACGTCGAGGCGTTCACGGCGGGGGCCGTCAGTTTCGACACGCTGTATTTCAACCTGACCCGCGGGGATCTCGGGCGTCCCGGCGTGACGGCCGACCAGGAGCTTGCTGATGTGCGTGCGAGCCAGCCAGCGAGCGCTGGTTCCCCCACAAATTAATTTATGATCGTCTCGCAGCATGCGCCGCGACATCCCCCGCTCCCCGTCCTGTTACAGCGGTGATAGTGGGGGGAGGGGGGAATAATCAGATTTTTACCGGATCGGGTCTTCCCGAGTGGATGTGGGTGTTTTTTCGAAAAGTCAATGCTTGAGCAAGACAAAGAGGTCCGGAAGCCACTGGATCACGCCGCACGAGGCCGCCTGGGAGGGTTGAAGGGCGGCAAGGCGCGTGCCGAGAAGCTAACGCCGGTGGAACGCCGCTCTATCGCCCGGAAGGCGGCGCGGTCGCGTTGGTCGAAGCGGCTGCAACGGTTGGCCGAAGCGGCGAAAAAATCGCGAGGTGCTTGATTGTGGAAAAAATGACTGGCTGGGATGAGCTTCGATTGTGGACTCCGTCCGGGGAGGACGAAGGCGTTGTGTGGGTTGAGTTTGTTCCTCCGGGCGGCGACTGGCTTGTTCGCGGAGGAGTAATAATTCAGGATTCCATACCCGTCGTAACCGAGACGGGTGGTCCTCGCGAGTGACGTCACGCCAAAAAACGGTATTACCCAAAGCGTTGTGCGTAGCGTGCCTTTGGGGAGTTTTGCGCCGTTCGCGTGGAGCGCCGTGGCTCTGGAACGATCCCACGCTGGAGGGGACTTTCATGCCATACCTGCGCGGCCACGTCCGCGGCGCGCTATCGGCCGGGACGACTGTTACTACGCAGAGCTCGCCCGAGAGTATGTGGCAACGATACAGCGCGGCGCCCGAAACCCCATAAAGGAACTCGCGGCCGCACGGAGCGTGGCTCGTGGCACTGTCCGGGATTGGATCCACGAGGCGCGGGAACGAGGCCTACTCTCCCCCAGCAAGTCGGGGCGTCGTGGGGGGATGTTGCTTCCTCGAGCACTCGAGCTTCTTGGAAAAGGATGAACATCACCGACTTCCGCGACACCCAGTCCGGCCCGGTCGCACTTCTCGGCAACGGGCCAACGCTCGGCACCTGGGTGGAATCTCTCAAGAGTAAGCTCGCTCCTACGGTTCTCGAACGAGTCGAGATAGGTCCACCGCGTCTCGGCGTCAATGTCGACGGGAAATTCGCTGTCAGCGTTGTGCTCACCGGGTTCACGAAGCAGCTCCCCCTGATCGGCATCAATCGATCCTGGAAATTAATCGAGACTCCATGGCGCTGCTACGTCGACGAGGCCCACCACGACGACATTCGACTCGGCAGGGCGCCCGCTCCAGAGATGGCCTTTTCAGTCCGAGACCCGAACCGGCTGGAGGTGCCGTGTCCGAGCGTCGTTGTCCCCTGGACGCCCGTCACGCAGGAGACACCGAAGCAAAGATTTTGTGGCGCCGAGCTCGACGTCGGATCCTTCGGCCCGTTTGCTGGCTACTTCGCGCTCGAGCTTGCGCGATGGATGGGGTTCAACCCGATCTACCTGTTCGGATACGACGGTGATGGCGGCCACTTCGACGAGCTGGATTTCGAACGGCCTGAGCTCGAGACGCGAACATGGAACGGTCTTTTTCGGGAAGCGCGCGAGTGTTTGGACCGCGACGGGGTGCGCGTGATTAATTGCTCGCCGGCGTCCGCGATCGACGCCTTCGAGAGATTGGAGAGCTGAATGTCTAGGACTTCAAAATGGGGTTAGATCCGTATCTTGGTGAGGTGGAAGGTTTCCTGATGCGCCATGCGATTTGTGCGGGAAACCAGTATGGGCGCTTTCTATGGGCGGGCCCCTTATTTGCCCCTGGTGTGATACGGGGCACCCGGAAAACAGGCCCGGCGTCCTGCGGGATGGCGAGTCCATGCTTGACACAAGAACAAATAGCGGTAAACTAAGTTCGTGATACATCTTTTATTCGGAGGATGAGCCTGAAAGCAACAATTTCTTCCCTATCAGAGGTCGAGGAGTCGCTACACGGCGAGTACGAGGAGCGCGACGGCAAGTTTGTCCTGAAGCTCGATGGTGAGATTCCTGGCTTCGTGCGGGCGGATGACTACGGCGAGTTAAAGCAGAAGGTTGTTCTTTTCAGGGACAACTACACGGGGTTGATGAAGCGCGCGAAGGAGATCGCCGGCGTCGACGAGATGGACGACGCGCTTACCCCTCTGCGAAGCACGATCGAATCACTAAAGAGTAAGCTCGCTGAGGCTTCGACCGACCCGAACTCTCAGTCTTTGCAGGAGCAGATCCAAAAGGCGATCAAGCCGCTGCAAGAAAAGCTCGACAGGTCGGAAGCTGAGCGACTCACCGCACAGGAACGCGCGAGCAAAGCTCTGTTACGCGAGAATATCGGAGCCGTTCTCACCAAGGCAGGCGCGCAGCCAAACGCGCTCGGATTCTTGCTAGATCAAAGCGAGACAGTTTTCGAGGTCAAGGACGATAAAGTTGTCGCCCGCGACGGGCATTTCACAGAGCAAGGTAAGCCCACAACGCCGAGCGATTGGCTCGCGGCGGCAACGAAAGAGTTTGATTTTGCGTTCAAGAGAAGCTCGGGCGGCGGCGCGTCGCCGTCCAATGGGGAGCCAGCCGCAGGTTCGAACATTCTGCGCAATCCCACGCCTGAGCAGCTTGGCGCGCACATGGATGATATTTCGAGCGGTAAGATTCAGATCGTGAACGACTGACGGGCGTCGCTCGTCAGAGATAAGCAACTTCCTGCCATGCGTCGCGTGGCGACCGGTTCCGTCGGTCCCGGCTAACTTCCAAATATTTTCACCAGGAGGTGACGCATGGCTGGAACCCTGGTCACAACGAATATTTTGCAGACTCTTGTTTCTATGGGTCTGAAGGCGCTCAGGGAGCGCGTTGTTTTACCGCAAATCGTCAATCGGAACGTTGAAGAGGATATCGTCGGACAGAAGGTCGGCGCTACTGTCAACGTTGCCATTCCTGCTTCGATAGCGACACGGACTGTTGCGCCGGATGTTGTCCCTCCGGCCGTAACCGCTGTCACTCCTACGAGCGTTGCGGTGACGTTGGATCAGTGGAAAGAGGCGCCGTTCGCGATGAGCGACAAGGCGCTAGCGCAGGTTCAGCGCGGCATCGTCCCGGTGCAGGTAAGCGAGGCGGTCAAATCTCTCGCGAACACCATCGACAATTTCCTGTGGGGCCTGACGCATGCCGGGGGCGGATTTTTCGGGTACGTCGGCACGGCGGGCACTGACCCGTTTGCAACAGACCTGACGGCGCTGACGCAGGCGATCAAGCTCGCGGAAGAACAGCTTATGCCGATCGATGTCGAAGACACGTTCCTCATCATCAACCCGGCGGCGAAAGCCAACATGATGCTGCTCCGACAAATTGCTGATGTCAGCGCTCGCGGAAGCGACGTGACGGCCGTTCGCGGCCGGATCGGTGAGATCATGGGCGTCACGGCAGTGATGTCACAAAACGTGCCCTCACACACGGCTGGGACAGACTTGGTCGGTGCCATCAACGACTCGACCGGCCTGGCTGTCGGGACTAAGACTCTCGTTGTCGATGGCTTCTCTGGCGCGGTGACACCAGGCGACATCATCACGATCGCCGGCGACACACAGACCTATGTAGCGACGGGAACGCCGACGACCACAGAGATCAAAATCGAGCCCGGGCTCAAAGTGGCGATCCCGACGGCTGACGGTAACGAGGTTATCACCGTCAAAGCCACCCACACGAGCAATCTGCTCATCCAGAGGAATGCGATCGCCTTCGCGAACGCGCCTCTGATCGAGACGAATATCACGGGCTCAGCGATGATGGAGTCAGCGGTCGATCCAGGGTCGGGACTTTCGCTCAGGCTCGAGGTCACGCGCCAGAACAAGCAATGGCAGTGGTCTTTCGACGCGCTTTACGGAGCGTCCGTGGTTCGCCGAGAGCTCGGCGTCCGAATCGCAGGCTAACAGCTCCACATAGGCGGGAGTCGGATTTCCGGCTCCCGCCTAAAGGGGCAGAGGTGAACTTATGGGCGTCATTGCACCGCAAACAAAATTTACTCGCGAATTTCTCATCAGCAGAACCGCCACACTTGTCAGCGGAGTCATCGCTGTCACCATTCCCGAGATGACCACCATCACCGGGGCGTTCGGCGTTGTGAATGCCGCGGCACCTCCGGGCACGGCCACCAGCGCGCTCGGTTTCACTTGGTCTGGGAACGTCGTGACGATCGAGGGTTACATGCCGACCACGACCACGGATACCACGCTGATTGATTCCACTGGCACGGAGACGATTAGCTTTTTC